ATGATATCTGGCGGCATTGGGTTTTCCTGCACCAATCTTTCTGCCTCATTGAATGCTGCGCTCATTAAACTGGCCCTCCCTTGTCAAAGTCCCAACCGTCAAACACCCGCAGCCTGCCATTACTCGCCGCGATTGCATCTAAAAGCTCTACCAGCTTCTTATCCACTAGGTCTTTTCTGCCCATGTTGTATAGGCTAAAGCTCTCTGCAAACCATTCTTCTGGGTTGGTTTCTGAGTACTTGGTAGGAAAAAAGCGGTCTTTATTTCTGCGCTTATTTGGCCCATAAAATAGATTTGCCAGGTATCGCTCAAATGAAGTGCTGTCTTTGTCAGTAAATTGACGCCAGGACTCCTGGTGTACCAGGTGGCCATATTCGTGGTAGACAGTGCTTCGCATCTCATCTAGCGGATTCTCAAAGTAATTGCCTGCGGTATGAGGTCGATCTGCCAAATCATCGCCTTTGACAAAGGTGCTTATGTCACGCTCTATGTTTTGATCATTAAGCTCGTTAACTAAACCGCCCTGCTTGTTGGCTGCCTTACGTTTGCTTTCTGATGTAGCCCTTAATGCAGCCAGCTCGGGTTGCAGCTCCCGCTTGCCGTCAGGGCCAAGACTGTTATACGTTTTTCTAAGAGCAAGGTACTCCTCCCGAGCGCCTATATATTCTTGATATAGCTCATCATATTTGGCGTTCGCTGCAGCCAGGTTTACCTGTCGCTTTTCACGACTCGCATAGGATTGTCCTGCGTATCTGTTGAAATAAGAGGCTTTGACGCCCATCACGCCATCGCCCATATTAGCAGCTGCGCCTGTACCCCTGAGCGCATTAACCCCTCTAATTGGCGGGGCTTTAAACCGCTTGCCCAGGTCTGCCGTTTCTTTTAGCAGCTGATTTAGGATTGCAGCGCCTTCTGGCCCCAGGCTGCCAATGGACACCTTGCCGTAAGAGGCCAGGGCTGCATCCCTGTTGAGCTGCCCACGCTTACGGGTATTGGCTTTAAACCTAACCGGCATTTCACCGTCACGGTCTAAATAAGCGGCCTCAGAGCGATCTGGCGAGGTAATGTTGCTTGCTGCCTCTGCTTGGGCAGTCAGTGCCTTTGTGCTCTTGCCCTTTGTTTCAACAGGCGGCAGGTCAGGGCTTAACTCTTCCTCTTCTGGCTCTGACTCTTCTACTGGCTGCGTAAACTGGTCTACATCGTCCTCATCTATAATCGGCCTCCAATGGTGACGGCAGTTATAGCCTCCCCTGGCGGTAAACGCATCGCTAGAGCTTTTACCAGCCCAAGAGCCTTGCCATATCTCTTCGATCTCTTCCGTGGTGTAGGTATTGCCAACGTGATCCCTGCAGAACTGCCTGCTATCTCTAATTAAATCGCCGTAATACTTCCACTTCGTTGCGCCTGCCTCAATGCCAGCGTTGACATTAATGGCAGCATCAAACTGCATCAGGCTGTCCTGAGCTATCTGTGTGGCGTAACGCCGCATATTGTTGCCAGTGCGGTCTGCTGCGTACACAGTGTGCAGCTTATCTATAGCGGCCTTGGACTGCGCTGCCGTCCCATTTTTGGCAATATCTACCAATCGATTGATTTCAGCCTGGTCACTCTGCATATAGACGCCGTTAATGGTCTGCCTAATACTCCTAACCATCTGGTCTTTAGAGCGGCCTGTCAGGGCGTTCTGGTATACCTCGTTTGCGATAGTATCCAGGTATGTAGCTGCTACATCCTCGAACCCTTGGAACGTCAGGCGTTGCAGCTGCCTTATGACATCAGGGCTTGTTTGTGTGAAATCCCCGTAAGTATTGAGCATATCCAGGGCGCTGATAGCGGTATCAGGATAATCGTCAAGGATAGATTGAACAGTAGCGCCGTATTCCTCTTCAAGAATGCGCTGTATTTCTGTCCTAGATGAAACAGCCCATTCCAGATCAAACAGGCTGCCATCTGCAACCGGCGCACCATTAAGGTACGCGGCAATGCGCTCCTCTGCACGCTGCAAGGCATCAAGCAGCCTGCCCTCATGGCTGTCTGCCAGAGAGTCCAGGTACTCATCATGCTCCTGCTCTGTAGGCATTACTCAGCGCTGGGCGCCTGGGCTGCTGCGCCAGTGAAGTCTCCTAGCGCCCTGGTGCTCGCCTCTATCTCCTGGTGCGCTTTGTTTAGCACTTCATCATCTAGCACCAAGTCAGCAATTTGCTTATCCACCTCTTGCAACATGGTTGCCGATCTGACGCCGCTGGCCCTAACTTGCTGCAAAAACTGCAGCTCTGAGGCGTAATCGCGGATATCAAAGCTATCAGGGTAATTAACATCAACCTCTGGCTTTATCTGCTGCCACTGGCAATAGAAGCCCCACAGCTGCTCCTCTGCCAGCTCCAGAATATCTGCCTTCTCCGACAGCTTGGCATTGAGCATTTGAAACTCTGTCTGCATGGCCACACCAGACTGCGTGATTGCCTCTGTGCCGCGCACTGCGCCCATGTGGGCCATCCTATTAATAGAGTCTATTTTGTCCGTTATAGCGGCTCTGATGGCGTCTAGGTTGGCCCCTGACGGCTGCATCTGGTAAGGCGTTAGCCCTGAGTCCATATCATCGCTAATATTAATGATGGCCCCAGCTCCTGCGCTGGCATCTGTGTCATACGTCTTAACCAGGGTGGGATGATTGCTAATGCGTATCAGCTGCTCAATCTCGCTAAGCTCCTGGTAGATTGCTTTCTGCATATAGGCAATATCTGAGATATCGCTAATGCCAATGCCGCGCACAATCGAGCGATTCGCAGGCAGATATACTGCAGGAATGGTGCCAATCGGGTTGTTAATAACCTCAATAACAGCGCTCTCTGCGCCGTCATACTTGATTAGCTTAATTTCTTCTCGCGTCCATTCTCTAAAATAAGTAACGGTTGTGGTGCCGTCCAGGCGATGCACTGACTCCCTAATCTTTAAGTAAACGAGATGGTGACGCCCTGATGCCTGCCGCTCCCATCGCCAATCGTAAACATTTTCTGGCGTTATTAGAGTTACATACGGCCTAATCTCTTGATCTAGCTCCTCTGCCCTAGTCCCTGCGTTACTTTGTGGCTTGTCGCACATCACCCAAACGTGACCGTATACGCTCGACCATATCTGCGCCTCTCGCATAAAGCTATCAAATGATTGGCCGTCTAGGTTGGAATCATGCAGGAATGCCTCCAGCTCTGGGCTGCCCTCTAAAGGGCCGTAGTTTCTAGTAGGCGCAATACGCCATAAAAATGAGCTGTATACATGAATCACGTTGCGGCAATGGTTATCAAGAGGCGTCAAAGCTATGCGTCGTGCATACGCCTTAGCATCCTCGTTAAGATACTGGGTTAAGTAAGAGCCATCCTGGTAGTCCTGGCCGCCCATATAGCTTCGCAAATAAAACTCCCAGCGGTCTACGTTGTTCTCGTAGTCTGGGTGCTGATATTCAATATCATGGTTTAAAAGCATTAAGTCCACCGTTGAGGCGCAGCAGCCTCATGTTGCTTGCGGATCGGATACAAATAATCAACTGCATATCCGAGCGCGTCATTCATATGATCAAACCCATCTTTTTCGGGCTGGCTAGTGCCTGGCTTATACGTTTGGCGCTCTAGGCTTTCAATTGTCTTTTTGCATTTTGGATCGACAAACAAATGCCTTACGCCATCCGCTGCTTGCAGTCTTGAGTTAACCGCATTAATCCTATCCCTCACTGCTGAGTGTGAGTTTCGCACCCTCACCTCAAAGCCTGCATTCTGCAGTATCGACAAATCTGTGCGCCCACCTGCGCTAGTTTTACGCTGGCGGCAAGCTGGATCTGGGTATATCGTAACATTTTTGCGACCATACCGCCTGTGGATCTCGTCAGCCATCTCATCAGTGTTAGAACCAAAAATAACAATCTCATCAAAGATATGAAGATTTCCGTTCTGCCTAGTCATGATAACCGCAGACATGGGATCAAGGTTAAAGTCCATGCCTATCAAGACATCATGCGGCTGCCCCTCGTAGCGCTTTACAGACTCCTCACGCTTAAAGTTGTAATAAATAACTCCTGAGTAATTAATAAACTGCGCCTGATACTCTTGGGTAAACGTGCGCTGATCTAGGTCATGCCTAGCTGCCTCTATCTCTTCCTGGTCAACATTGCCGCCCTGGAGCGTTGTGTATTGAAACGATGACCAGCCCTCATTTTTATCCGCTCCCTTAGTCCACAGATCATAAAAATGATTGCGACCCTTGGGCGTTCCGATAAAGATTGCTGCGCCTTTACGATCCGACAGTGATGGCCTGATAACCTCATGCCACGCCTCTTTACGCATATCTGCAAACTCATCAAGCACGCAAAAGTCGAGCGCCCTACCTCTTAAGTTGTCTGGCTTCTCTGCGCCTTTTAAGCTAATAACCGACCCATTGGCCAAGTGCAGACTTAGTGCTGTTTCGTTTGTTTTTGTAACGTATTCGCTGGGTATAGCTTGCACTAACATAGACCAGGCTATCTCTTTGGCTGCTTTGTAAGTAGGGGCGATATACCAGCAATTACGCTGCTCTGCTTCAAGCGCGGCTTTAATCAGCTCTGCTGTAGAAAGGAAGGTTTTGCCAAACCGCCTGCCAGCAACAACAACCCGAAACCTTGAGCTGTCTGTAAATATGGCTGTTTGCGGCCTAGTCAGCTGCATCATTAGCCAGCTGTATCACCATTGGCGGCAGATCAACGTAGTCTTGCACCTCCTCCCTGGCGTCAGGCAAGTATTTGTTAAGCAAACGGATGCGCTGCTCGTTGGCTGTCTTTAGCTTAGAAAGGTTTTTATTAAACCCATCACAAGCAACGTCCAGCTCTTCTATTTTCTCAATATTATCAAAAACATACTCAAGCCTACCCCTTTCGGTTAAATAAGCTCGCAGCTCTTCCTTGCGGATCTCTCTGTTCTGTTGCGCTCTGGTCTTAGCCATTAGGCATTTGGGTGGGGGATTGGGTTAGCCCAATATGTCCCGCACGCTGCTCCTGCTCTGATTTGGCCAACTTTTAAATCTTGGCTGTCCATTGGGTATGACTCTACAGTACCGTCATCGAATGCAACCAGAAACGTGCCAGCATCTTTTGGCATAGCACCTGGTTCTATATTCTTCCATTCTATAACAGCGATCTGTCTCATACTAATAAGTTATCAGAAACAGAGCAAAAAGGATAATAAGTGCTGCGGTTAGTTAAATTGCGATCCATGCAAATGGCCCCCTCGCGTTCATTTAACTTTTCGACGCCGCAGCTCACCGTAGGAGTTTAGGGGGAGTCTGGTTTATACCTATGCCATACTTTTTTTCCTGTTCTCTTTAAAACTCCAGGGCAGCGCACTATTTCCAATGGCGCATATTTCGCGTCTTTCAACGGAATAACTTGCAGGTCAGCCATTATGGCTATATCAACGCCAAGCCTTTCAGACATCGCCGCAGCAGCCTGAGCGGCTATCAAGGTGTCCTCGGGGCAATAATCCTCTTCCATCCAAAACGGACGCACATTATTGGCACCGCTTTGCATAATTTTTTTGATAGTCTGGCCAGCCGTTTTTGCCATTACTTATCTTGTGCAGATTAACCATCTTGCAATAGATAGCCTCCTCATCTACTGCGTCCTGGTAATCGCCTGCCCCCGCCAATGCAAATATGCTAATTATCGCAGTTATTGCCA